GTGTTTAAGTGGCAGGCTCAATATGTTGATACCGCACCAACATCTACTGAGGCAGGTGAGACCTTGTGTTTTCAAGCGTCTTACACCTTTGCGGCTGCTACTACACTGGCAATCAATGACATCATAAAATTAGCTAAATTACCTGCTAACCATGTTTTAACCGACTTGCGTTTAGAAACAGACGCATTAGGTACAACGTGTGCAGGTAGTGTGGGCTTCTTAAATGCTGCTGCAACAGATATGTCACAGGCTGTTATTGCGATTGGTTCGTTGGCAACAGCCACAATCAAGCGTGAAGACACTACGGCTGGTTTGCGTGTTGCTCCTGCGTCTAGTGGGTTTACGCCTATTGGTATCAAAATCACCACAGCCAACACGGTTGATGCTGCATTGGGTGCGAAAATCACTATCACAATGAAGTATCGTCCAAAACAAAACATCGAGGTGTAAATCATGTTGATTGAGTGCTTGTTAAAGCGTGTTGGTGGTAGTGATATTTCATTTGGCCAAAACGTGCTAAGACAGGTGGTTTATAAATTTCGCCCAGTAGATGAGAAGGACAACACGTCCCCTCATCTATGCGACATTGATAATAAAGACCACATTAACCGTTTACTGTCTATCCGTCCAAAGGCATACATTGAATATGTTGAAGGTCAGGGTGCACAGTTTGATGATGAAGATTTTGAACAAGCAGAGCCTATGGGTGATGTTGATGATTTTTCTGATTCGATGTTGGCTACCGTCAATCCTGATACCGTCTCTAATCGTTATGTTGAAGGGTTTGCACGTCAAGTATTGAATGTAAACCCTAAAGACAAAAAAGCCATCAATGCTATTTATAAGCAAAATACAGGCAAAGACTTAAAAGCCACTATGTCAGCAACGGCAATGGTGCGTGAGTGTTTGCGGTGTTTGGTGAATGATGCCAAAGATGCGCTTGATATTGCCAAAGCTAACGCTAAAGCGAGTGAATAATCATGCTATGTAGTGCGATCTTAAATACTGTTAGAACGATAACGAACGACCCAAACGATGTGGTGTATTCGTTATCGCAAAAAGAACAAGCTCTTAATGAAGCTATTAGAGCGGTTTCACTACATAGACCTGATTCAGCCGCAGTAACAGCGAATGTGGCATTAGTTTCAGGCACAAAGCAATCTCTGCCAAGTGACTGCGTTAGACTTATTCGTGTTATTAGAAATAAAAGCGGCCCTGGTGGGACTACTACGGGTAAATCAGTTCGGCTCATGGACTTAAACCGAATTAGTGACAGGGTTGTTGATTGGCATAATGTAGTTGGTGATGATGTTTTAGAATATGGGTATGAACAAAGCAATCAAAGTGTGTTTTGGGTGTATCCGCACATAGGTTCAGCGTCCGATAAATTCGTTGAGATTATCTATCAACGCTCTATTCCTGATGTCGTATCCGCCGATACATTCCCAATTAATGATTTATATTCTGTTGCCGTTAAAGAATGGATGCTCTACTCATTATGGAGTAGCGACAACGAGCAAAGCCCGAATTATCAAGCGGCACTAAAAAAACAAGAGATATTTTTTAATCTACTCGGTGTAAAAGGCGAGACAGATAAAAATTCGCCAAGCGATGAAAAATCAAGAATGACGTAAGGTGATTTATGCTGTGTTCAGTTATTTTGCAGAATGTAAATTTTACTCTTGATGACCCCAATAACACTAAGTTCTCTTTGACGCAAAAAATATTAGCAATAAATAGTGCGTTACAGGCATTGGTTAGTTATCGACCCGATGCAGCGTCATACACAACTATGATGCTGCTAGTTGCTGGAACGCGACAAACATTGCCAAGTGACGGCGTAAGGCTTTTAAAGGTTATTCGTAATCGTGGACAAAGCGGCTTGAGTGATGCAGGCCGAGCGATTCGCAAGGCTGATATGCTTGTTCAAGACGCGCTTATTCCTGATTGGCATGAAACAACAGGCCAAACCGTGATTGATGAGTATTTTTACGATTCAATTACCCCTAAAGATTTTTATGTTTATCCTCCTGCGCCTGTATCGCCTGTTATTGGGGTTGATATTAGCTATGTTCGTGTATTACCGACCATTACCGCAGGGACAGACACCTTACCCGTAGATGATTATTTTGCCCCTGCTATTCAAGAGTGGATGCTTTATTCAATCATGGGTAGTGATGATGAGCAAAACCCGAATTATGCCGTGGCGCGTTCTCATCAAAGTACATTTTTTCAACTGCTGCAAATTAAAGCAGCGTCCGATGGTGCGGTTAATCCAAAATCAAAAGGCTAAGTCATGGCTATTGTTCCTTACACACAGTGGTTGCCGTATGTTCAAGTAAACGTCCCTGATTGTCCGAAGGCGTTAATTCTTGAAGCCATTCGACAAAAAGCAATCGAGTTTTGCAAAAAGTCTTTATTCTTGCGCCAAGATTTAGACGGGTTTTACACGGTGGCTAACGATAACGAATACGACATACCAACACCAGTCGATACCACCATCGCGCAATTACTCATGTTGAAAGTAAATAAGCGTGAGTTACAGCCAAAAACACAAGATGACCTAGAAGAAATATACCAAGACTGGCGCGACCAATTGGGCGAACCTAAATACTTCTTTTTAAAAAATACAAACACTACAATCTTAGTCCCAAAGCCTATCGGTATTTATCCCGTCCGAATCCTTGTTGCACTAAAGCCTACGCAGTCAGCGCAAGGCGTGGACGAAATCATCTTTGAAGAATACAAGGATGCGATTAAGCATGGCGCATTGGCTTATCTCATGCTTATGGCCGAGAAAACTTGGTCTAATCCCAATATGTCTGCGTTTTATCAAAGTCAATTTGATGCGGCGATTCAAGAGTCGAAAATGCGTGCCGAACAAGGATACGCGCACCGTAAAACATTCCGTGTTAAAGCCCATTATATTTAGGTGAGTCGATATGACAACATTTGCATTAACAGTCTCAACTAGCGATTTAGGACTTGGCGTTATTAGTGGCGCAAGGGTTGTAGTTGATAGAAAGCGCACACAAGTCGCCGATGCGTTTAGTTTTCAATATTTGGGCAGAAATAGCGTACCCACAAACTCACTAGGCGTGGCAACAATTCTGCTAGAGCCTGATGATGGTAGTGTTTATCATGAGATTAAAATATTTGATTTAGTGGGAATATTGGTTTACTCAAGAATTTTTACTATGCCCCCACAGGCAGTAGCACTTACAGCATTGCCTGTACAAGATATTATTTCATCGTCTGCAACTCAAGCCGTAGCAGCATCGGTTACAGCAACAGCGCAGGCTGTTATCTCTACCGAGCAAGCAGTAATTGCGACTGAGCAAGCAGGTATTGCAACAACACAAGTTGGATTAGCAGAAGAACAAGTGGTTCTTGCCACGAATCAGACAGTCTTAACAGCAGCAGACAGAGTGCAAACTGGGCTTGATGTTATTGCAACCGCAGCAGACCGCGTGCAAACTGGTTTAGATGTCATGGCAACAAACGCAAGCGCAGTAGTAGCAGAAGCGGCGCGAGATGCAGCATTAATACAAGCGGGTGTTTATACGACAGAGGCATTGGGTAGAGCAGCAGTAGCAGACGGACAAGCATTTAAGGTGCAAGGAAGCGGCAATGTTGCTGCATACGAATATCGTCGTACAAACTCAACAACGTCTGTTTTAATAGCGTCATATCCAAGTAGTGCAGCAGTTAATGCCGTGTCGGATTGGTTTGATTTTGTGCCGTCCCGTAATTTGTATGATAAGACAAACGCAGTTGATGGTATGTTGATGAGCTATGAAACAGGTTTAAATACCGCGTATGCTAGCGGAATTAGTCTTGGATATTTCCCTGTTGTCGCTGGAAAAACCTATACTCTTTCAATGTCAGATCCGTTGGGGTTTCACACGAATCATGCTTTATGTTGTAGAAACTCTAGCGGAGTGTATCTTGGAATAGACCACACTGTAGGTGCTACTGCTGGAATGTCTAGCCCCCCAACTGGTGTTACATGGACAGGCGATTCTAAAGTAACATTTACCATTCCCAGTGGCTCTACAATTGCTTATGTTGGCTTAATGACAAATTACAGTGTAGGACATACTACTGATGACTTTAATCGGGTTGTAGGAACAGTCCAAGCCGAAGAAGGAGCAACTGCTACAGAATATCAACTCTATTCAAAATACGGGATGCTTGTTCCCAAATACGCAGATACAACAGCTTTGTTGCCCCAAGCCATATTACCGATGAGCGTGACTAAGAGCGGAAATAATCTGTATATTCGCGCTAAATTCACAAGCACGCTGGATATTATTCAGCTAGTAGTAATGGCAACAGGGACAGCGTTTACTAATGACACTGTGAATGTTCAAGGTGCAAGAACATGCGATAACACACTAAGCAAAACAAGTAATGTGGAAGCATGGAATACTGGGACTGTACTAGCAGTACAAGGAGACTCTTCAGCACCTATAAAGTACAACGGTACATATATTGGCGGAAATCACGGTGCGTTTGTTGTTAAAGAAATAACAGCTACAGGGCATGGAAAAACAGTAGTTGATGTCGG